CACCTTTGATACCGGCGAATGGCAATTTAATCATTGCTCGTTCAATCCAGAAAAAGGTATTGTTAGCGTCACCGTCGGGTAAGAAACGAACTGTAGTAGTTGTTCCTTCTTGAATATTCCAGTGAGGGAAAATAGCGTTGTCACCGCCTGTGCTTCCGCCTTGTTGTTGGGAAGCCTGTTGAAGTTTCGCACGAATCTCTGCCAAAGTTGCCATAATGTTTCTCCTTAATGTTTATGCCTTTGTATTTGCCACTTCTTCTTAGCCCACTGACTAAAAAGAAAAAGTGCGTATTACAATAATACGCACCTGTATTTAGTTTGTCAAGTTATTTTGATTTAGAAAATAGGTTATTTTGCCATACCTGCTAATTTACGAATCAAATCAACTTCTTCATCATACCGGTCGTGTTTATCGCGGATTTGATCCATTTTTTCTTCGCCGGCACCATTCTGTGCTGCTCGTCTTAGAGCGTCCATACCTTTCTTGCCATATTTTTCATAACCTTTGGCATGGCGGCTCATTGCTTCTAAGGCAGCATCATCTTCTGACATACCGTATTCCTGTCCTATCTGATCAACCATACGGCTTTGTATTTCTTCAAAATCGTCGTCTGGGTGTAATCTGTATTGGCTGGAGATTTGATCATACATGTTTTGAAGTTGATTTCTAACTTCGTCACCGAATTTACCGCTTAATCCATCATAGACCATATCATAGGCATCGTCACCGCTTGCGGCAATCTTTGATAAAATTGCTTCTCCAGATCCTTCAGCCATATCTTCTTCGCCGAATCTTGATCTATAAGAGTTTGGATTCATGCTGTTGCGACTACCAATAACTCTATTGCCTTCGCCTGCCAACATTAAATCATACATCATTTTGATCACTGCCATTGGATTTTTTAGAGTATCTATATGATTGTAGAACCAACTGATTTTTTCAGGTTTCATTCTACGTATAGGTTTACCTTTAATTAATTCTTTTGCCTGTGCCTTTAGTGTTTCAAAGTCTTTTATTTGTTCTAATCTTTTAATATCGTCAATGGTAAAGTTATCTTCTTTACCATCATTAGGACCTTCTGCCATACCTTTTTCACCCATTAGGGCATCGCCTTTATGACGCTGTGCCCATTCTTGGGTAAGTTTGGCCATGAACTTTTCTGCCAGCACTCGAGCATGTTGGCCAGCCTCATCGCCGAACTTTTCTGAGATTTCTTTTTCCACATCAATGGCAATACCTTCTTCTGAACGGAATGGTCCTACATTGGGATTGTCTCTGTTATAAAAACTTTTTACAATGCGGGCGACTTCACCGATCATGGCCTTCATGTCGCGATCTTCTGCCACAGGTTGTGGTTGTTCCGGAGCAGGTTCTGCTGAGGGTTCCGGAGCAGGTGCTTGAAATATGTCCGCTAATCCTGGAAACTTATCTTGATTTTCTGGTTTCATTGCCCAGGGCATTATGACATCCTGAATAGGATCTGCACCGGGATTGATTCTTGCTTGGTCTTTGAGATTGTCTGCTAATTCTGGACTTTCGACGCCGTATTCGCTGAAGAAACGCACTACCTCGTCTGCTGCCATTTCGTCACTAAGTGTCAATGGTTGTGGAAGTTCCTGGAGAGCCTGTGCTAATTTTGCCGCATCGAATTCCATACTGACGGCGTCTTCTGCCCACTCTGTGAATGCCTGATCTAATTTGCCTGGGGGTAATATTGGACCTTTAATACCGTTAGAGAAGTCGTATTCTTCTCTCATTTCGTCGTCTTCTTCGCTGTCTGTCTCACTGACATATGATTCTAAATCTACCTTGTTTGCCTCACTCATTATGCGATGTAGTAGGGGAAAATATTGACTAAGTGATTCTTGATAATTTTTTTCTGTAAATTTTGCCTTATAATCTTCCATTGTAACAGCATCTAATTCTGCCTGTAGGCCATCATCTTCTGTTGCTGTAAATTCTGCCATCCATGATTCATAATGTGGGCGCTTGCTCAAACTTTCAATCTGTGCCTTTAATTCTTGTAGTCGGCCTATGGCCCTTTCTGTTATTCCTAATGCGTCGTCGTGTAGAGTAGCGCCCCTTACTGTTTTTTGAAATTCTGCCAATTGAGCAATTTCTTCGCTCATACGTATAATGGCCTTGCCTGCTGGATCATGCGGAACTCCACCATGATCTACATGCTGAGCCATGGCAAATGCGCCTGCGGGATGAATGAAAGGATATTTAAATCTTTCACCATCTCTGTTCTGTATAAAAATTGCCTTGATGTTTTTACGTTGGCTGCGAGCACCTGGGAATGTTTCTTCCACAGGCTTGTTGTGTCTAATGATAACTTCTGTGCGTCCCTTGACAGCACGACTGGTTTTAGAACTGCTGCGACCGTTCCAACGTCCTTCTGCTATGTTTGCCATATCTTCTTCCTTGGGGCCCTGCGTGGCTGCTAAATGTTGAAAATCGTTTTTGTCTAAGTTGGTCTTTGCTATGTCTCTCGTATCAAACCTTAATAGTCTGCGCATGGCGAAATAGCGCATTTCTTTTAGAAAATCATACCACAATTTCTTGCCGATTATATCCTGACCTTCTGTGATACCTTGGCTGTAGTATACTTTGAGACTGCCTAGATCATTTAGACTGATACTGACACGACCAAGATCTACACCTTCTCTCACAAAGTCGAAATCGAAAAAACGTGCTTCTGCTGGATCAATGGTCACAGCACCGGTTTCGTCGCCCATTTCTAAATTACTAAAACGTGAGCGAACTTTGTCAAATAGATCTTGGCTGATAATTTGTATAGGTTTCATAATGTATATTTATTAGTGCGTTATGTAAATGGGCATGGGCATAATCCATTCATCTTCTCGTTCTTCACGCATTTTATCGTATATAGCAGGATCCCATTCTTGTAGCATCATTATCATTCGTAAAGCCAATAACATACTGCTTACAAGATCGTCCGTTGCGCCTACTTTGCCAGCAAAACTAATTCCTTTGGCCACATAGGTTTTAAGTTCACTTACCAAAGGTTTACTGTGAATTTTCAATCTGTCACTTTCAATCAAGTGTTTTAACTTGGCGCAGATTGATATTTTTGCTGAATGAGTGGTATTAAATCCCTTACGGAATCTACGTATATGCCCTTTCTTTATTGGTTCACTCAAAAATAGACCGGGTATAGTTTCTTCACCTATTTCTGATATGGCCACAAGTGCTGCTTCACCTACAGCATTGTTTTCTACGCTAAAGTATAGGTTGGCCTGACTGCCTTGTCGACTACATTCGTCATTTATATAATTACAAATATCACGTAGAATACGAGCCTGACCTTGTATAGTTGTCAAGTTGTGTTGCCATTCACCTGCCTGTTCAAAACTAGGAATTTCTAAGATCTGTATAGCCGCAGGATCACCGCCTGTTCCTAAACTGGGATCTAATGCAACAATATAGGTAGCATTAGTTTTAATCTTTTTATACCAACGACACTGACCCATTTTCATATATGGTTCTTTGCCCTCCAACGTGGCCAGTTTTAAACTGTTAATAAGTGTTTCATCGAATACTAAAAATTCGCATTCATGTTCACGGCGGAATCGTTCTTCACCTATACTTGCTCTTTCTACTTCTGCCCACTTTTCATCACGCTCAGGATGCTCACTCCAGTGTGCTCTAAATGGAAAAAATCCATTTCTTCCAACTTCTGTAGAATTACCGTGTTCGTCAAACCTATAACTAGCGTCCTTCCAAATTAGAGCAAACTGATCTTCATCTGAGTTTGGTGTAGATGTAAGTATAGCCTTACCACCTGTGGCCAAGGTAGGACGAATTGAAGTCCAAAATTCTGTGGCAATGTTTGGTTCTACAAAGGCAAACTCGTCAGCATAGAGTAAGGAAATACTCATACCACGGCCAGTTGTTTCTGTTGTTGTTTGTGCTACAATACGACTACCGTTGTCAAACTCTATACTCTGTTTGTTATAACTTGTAACTCCACAGCGAATATGGTCTGGACATAACTCATATGAATATCTTATTCGTTGCATAATTTCCTGCGCACCTGTATACTTGTGTGCTGCTACCAGTATAGTGCTATCAGGAATAAACATAGCAAACCAAAGAAGATATCCTGCCGCTGTAGTAGTTTTACCTGTTTGTCGAGGTAGTAGGTTAATATTGAACCTATGTCCGTGATAACTATCTACCAGCCTTCGTTGATAGTCAAACGCTTCGTATTTTAACTTACCTCTAACAGGATGTTGTATGTAGAAAAAATTATTAAGGAAATAATGAGGACCAGTTTTTTGATCTTGGCAGGCAATTAGATCATCAATATGCTCTTGTGTCCATTTTTGTTGAACATTAGCATTTTTAACTAATTTATAATCTTTGGTTATAGCCATAATATTATTTAATGAAAAAAATAGCCCCCTAAGGGGCTATTGAATAAACGAAATTTTGCCTTATTCGTTTATATACTTCTTATACTCGTTAAACAATTGTTGCTCAATTTGCTCCATTGTTCTTGAGTAAGGATTGCCGCCGCCATTCACCTTACTGGCCTCATTATCGCCGTGACTGCTAGCATCATTGCCAGTAGGTGTCATACTTGCATACCCAGACATTTCAGGTTGTGGAGTATTATCATATTCTTTTACGTCAGTTTCATCGTCCTCCTGGTCGCCGTCTTGGTCACCTCCTTCATCGTCGCCCGGGTTTAATTTATCGATCATACTGCGCATCATTGTTGGTTCGTCCATGCCCATGTCATCACCACCGTCTGTATCTACTTCTGCCGGTGGTGGCATATTTCCTGTAGGCTCTGCCATATCCATATCACTATCATGGCTATCATGACCACGTCCTGCTAAGGTCATAATATCTCTGAGCATGGCACTTAATTCTTCACCGCTATCTGCTGAAATATTAATACTTGCCGGAGTGTGATGATCATTCATGCTTCCCATTGGGGGCATGATACCGCACTCTTCAACTTGTTCATCATCACCTTCTTTTACAGGGAAGGTTTTCTTTCCAACTGTAAAAGATTTTTCTCCTTTTGCCTTTGCCTGATCAGATTTAATTTTAAGAATTTCTGGACCTTCGTCTGCTTTTTCCTCACCAACTTCTTTACTTTCGTTGTTAAGAATGGGGGTATCTTTATAAACTCTTGGATTATCAGCATCAAGTTCTGCTAATCTTTTTAATACATCTAGCATCTGCATAATTATTTCCTTAACGGGTTATAGTCCGTTGCCTTGATTGGACTTTGTGTACCAGCAGGGGAATCTGTATTAAATTTAGCATCACCCTCGGTTGGTCTTTGCTCACCGCGCTCTTTGCGTTGTAATTTTAATATATCATTTAATTCTTTTACAAAACCTGTATTATATTTGTCACCGTAAAAGTCTTCAAACTTAGCATTAGGTGCTTCTTTATAATTAGGATCATCTAGTAATGCACCTTTACGTTCTGGAGCAGGTGTTTGATATTCTTCACTAGGTTCACCAGGACGTCTTACAACAACATGGCTGGTATGTTTTTTCAATGCCTGTGCTATAAACTCTGTTAATTCATGTTGTGTAGCAGGATAATTTAAACTAACTTCATAGATGTTTACTTCTAGATTTTTGGCTGTGGGAAAATCTAATGGTAATTCTTGAATTGGAGTTTTTCCCGATTTTTTAAAACTATTCGTAACGAATCTTTCTAGGCTAGTTTTTAACGCTGTTTCTTGTTCCGTAGTCATTTCGCCAGCGATCTTGATTTTAAAATCATAACGCTTTTGGCTTTCGGTAAGATATTCGGTAAAGGTTTTCATAGCATTATTTATTCATATTCTTAAGTTTTTGAAGCAGAGTATTTCTGTCACTTATAATATAACCCTCTGCCTCTATCGGTTTTTCATCTTCACTATGCTTTTTATCGATGGCCAATTTTTTAAGTTGTAATTCGACCATTTTTAATTTCTTATCTATTTTGGCGCTTTTTGCTTGTATTGCTGCATTCATCATGTTTGCAGCCACTTCAAACATTCTTGCGCCATATCTAACTTCTACATTCATGCCTAGATCCATGAGATCATCGTAAGCCTGTTCTGCCTTGGCTGCTAGTGCATCTAGTTCACCATCAGCCATATCTCCTAATCCTTTTACTCTAGGTAGGGCAGCACTAATTTTATCAAACTCTTCTAATTTTTCTTGTAAATCTATAGCACCTTTACTTGATAAAAGTTGCTGTGCTTCCTTTGGGTTTATGTATGATTCCTCACTAGGGGCGAGATCTAATATTTGTTCTAATTTTTTAGTCATAATTTTACTTATCTTTTACTTCGAGGATTGTGATATATATCCTGTTCATTAATTACTCTAAAATTAAGTCCGTGATTCTTTGCCCAATCACTAGCAGCACTCCATTTTGCCATATTTTTAACATACTGTGCTTGGTTATAGGGATTTTTTCCAACTTTTTCTTTCAGTGTTTGATTGGCTGGTTTAATTTCAACAAGTTCTGCATGTTGTTTCATATTTTTATCTAGGTAGCGTATCAAAAAATCAGGAACATAAACAGTCTGTTTCCCAGTTAAAGGATCTCTATAAGGGATTTTAACAGGCTCACTGGCCCATTCTTGAATACTGGGATTATTGTCACAGAACATCATAAATGTCATTTCCCAGGAACTTCTGTACTTCGGGTCTCTTCTACCTATATATTTTTGAGGATTTTTAATTAGGTAGATACCTTGGCTAAATTTTAAACTCATGCTATGATGTTTCTACTTACTTCTGGATTACTTTGGTATTCAGGACTATAGCCTAGACTGCTGCTTTTAAATCTGTTATAATTTAAAATCTCAGCCACAATGCTTGAAATCTCTAGACTGTTTAATGATTTCATACTATCTATAATTTGCTGAGAACTGTAACCGTCAGTTCTTGCCTGAAACATTATAGTTTCAGTAATTAACTCGGCAGAAGATGAATCAAAACCTCGAGACGTAAAAAATCCTACCATTGCATTATAGACTGAAGGATCTGTACTAGGCTTTAAATTTTGATAACCTTGAAATTCTTGTTTGGTTTTTATATTGGTTTTTTGTGATGGTAAATTTGTGTAATTTGCTCTCATTGTTATCTCTTAGGAGGAAATATAATTGCCGCAGGATTGACTCTTACCTTACCGTCTACCCCTCTATTATAGGCCTTGAAAACATTTATACCTACTCCCCCTGGCAATCTAAAGACACCAGGAACATCTTGACCGCTTGGAGGGTCATAATATTTTCCTGCTGGATTTCTAATCGTAGTATTCAATGCACTTGACGCTAAATTATAACCTTTTGGTCCAACCCTGCCAAACCCATTTTGATTTAGGTAGTCTTTGGCCAAAATAGCAGCAAAGTCTAAAAATGGATTGTTTAGTGTATTAGGAGAATTAATTAATCCATATTGTCTAGGTTTGCCAGGTCTATCAAACAAATTTGTAATTTGTTTTCCTGGTATGCTATAAGTTGCTGCTCTACCTTGTTTATCAAATAAAGGATTACCTGTTTGAAGTGGTGCTTGTGCTTTGTCATAAATTACGGCATTAGCAGGTCTGTTGTCAAAATTTGTATTTTGAATAGGATCGTTTTGATTTATACCACCAACTTTTAATGGACTTTGTGTACCATCATAAAATTCATTTACAAATCCGTCAATTTTGCTATTTTTAGATCCTTTATAATAAAGAACATTTTCATATACCACAGTCATAGAGTTTTGAAGGACTTTTGAACCTTCACTTTGATTTAAACTGTCATGTTTCCAATCTGTAATTTTAGGATTTATTAAACTTATTAAAGTATGATTTTGTTGCGTATGATTTAAAATATATATATCTATTCGTTCAAAAAAGTTTTTGCTGACACCTCTATTATAAATTCCATATTCGTAATCATCTTTTCCGTATTTTGTATTGGCAAACTGCCTTGGATAATTTGTTGTCTCTGTATCATAATTTCCGTCAGCAATTAAATTTTTAAAATAGTTAACCCAAAGACTGTTTGTTATACCTATAGTGTCATCATGAAAGTCTATACTTATAGGATTGTAATTTAATCCAGTATGAACCTGTGTTTTCCTATTGTATTGGTTTAAAACTTCTGTTTTTATTTGAAATTTAGGTAGATCAATTTTTTTAACAAAGATACCTACATTTTTATCAACTTCAGCGACCTTGGCTTCGCTGTTGATTATAAAATTTACATAATAAAGGAATCCATATTTAGGTGATCTACTTTGAAATTCATCAATATAAAGTCTTGCAGCATGTTTGTAGTCAAGAAGAACTGGAACTCCAGGTTGACTGGATCCGTCAACAAAGTCGGTAGATTGATTGCCTAATGATACGAAATTATTTGTCTTACTCATATTTTATATTTATGAAAACAAAAAAGCCCGATATAATCGGGCTTTGTAATAAGATAAAAAACTCTTATCCTCCTGTAGATAAGCCTTGAGCATTGGCAGGACGAACCACACGTCCTACATTTACCCCGACTCCACTCGCTGCTCCCCCTGGTGCTTCTAGTTGAATTGCATTATCATAAGTAATTGTCAAAGCAATATCCATTATTTCATTGCTTGAATAGTCACCCTGCGCATAAGTTGCTTGTTTAATAAAGCAGCCTAAAAATTCAAAACTTTCTAATGTAACTGGTTCAAAGCCACCGTTACCTCCGTCTAATACTTCTACTCTCATTCTGAACTTATAATCTATTGCACTTTGAGCACTGGCCTGTTCAAAAAAGTCGAACTGTTTCTGAAGTTGTTCGCCCACTTTTCTACTTACCACTCCGCTGGCATCATCACGTAAAGTAATTTTAGCATCTGCCCATGTATGTTTACCTAAAATTTTGACTGTACTATTGTAAACAGGTAAATCTATTTGTTGGAAAGTCACATCAGGTCTAGTTGCATTAATAACTTGTTTTGTCAGTTCAGTGGTAGGAGCACCTGCTACACCAAACCCATCCATAGTAACTCTAAATCTATATTTGAGTTTGGGCATTAACAGGCCTTGTGTTGTACTGGCCTGTGCTCCTGCTATAGGAACTGTGAAATTTCTTAAACTTGCGATTGGCATTTAAATGCTCCTTCTTTAATTATTATAGACCTGCTGCTATGTCACCTCTATTTTTGATACGTAATGGAATATAGATAAATTCTACTGCTTTCACTGGTTCTACTGCAATATCTACATATAATTCATTACGATCAATTCTAGCAGGTGTATTGTTTGTTTCATCGCAAACTACAATAAAGTCATACAATGCTCTTTGTCCTACTAATTCTAACATGAGACTTTCTGCTGCTGCTTTGATTTCACGACGTGTTTGAGCATCATTAGGTTCAAACAAGAATGGTCTTGATAAGATATCTAATTGACGTCTCAAATATGCCACTAATCTAGAAACATTTACCCTATCTAAAGCACTGGCATTTGCTGCTCGTGTTCTCTGTCCAAATGCTACTAATCCAACACCTGTTAAATTTGATATAGGGTTAATCTTAACATCATCTAATACATCTCTTAAACTTTGAGGAATTGTCTGAGATTTAAATTCACCTTCTGTATCAATATAACCTATATTTGTAGCGTTGTCTATGTTACCTCTTCTTGTTCCTGCAGGGGCAAACCATAGATAGGCTTTTGAGTCATTGTTCAAATATGTTCTTAGCATCATGTGGCTAGGAGGTACTACAATATTATTGCCTGAATTATCTGTTGTGTAACCGCTTGGATAATACATTGCCATATATTCATTGTAGGTAACTGCTCCGTTATCACCATTATCCAATGCTTCGGCAGTGTTAAGTCCATAATTTTGAAGCGTTGTAGAATTTGGTTGCAATCTAAACGGTGTATCGCCTATGACAAACGCAGTTAATCCTCTATCATTGTTTAAAGACACCATATTAGCAATTAATTCAGGATAACCTGGTGCTGTAATAATGTTAAAGTTCAATCCGTCTGTGTCTCTTATGGCTAGATTATTATCAACCATTGACTTGAGAGATTTTGTTATAGACTGCCTTTGTGCCTTTCTACCAAATACTCCTGCACCATTTTCATCTGTAGGATACTGACTGACCCAACGATCTGGTTCATAACCTGCTGTAGACTCACTTAGATATCTAGAATTAGTTGTGGTTCTGTCTATATGATTTACAATATATTTCTTAACATTGTAGCCCGATCTACGAGTGTTCCAAAGTTTAATACCACGTGGATATAATCTTGGATTAGGTGCATCTGGATCAACATAGTTTGAACTTAATAGAGAAGTAATACTTGCCGCTTCAGATGCTGCTCCGCTTGCTGCCCATCTAGCATCAGCGAATACCCAACCACTAGGGCTGGCTTGGTCTGTGGTATCTTGTAGTACCCATTTTGATCCAGTGGTGATGGTTGAGTCATATACATAGATATTTACACCATACATTTCTAGATCACTAGTGTCAATCCATATATCGTTAGAAACTAAATTACCACCATCGCTTCTATCACCATCTAGAGGCTCGGATGCTTGAATAATAGGACCTGCTGGATCAGTTGCAGGGTAAAAATTCCTATAACTTACCCAATTTGTTCCAGAATTAACCATTATATCAACTTGGTCAACTACATTATTAAACCATAATGTTCCATCAGCAGGCGTTGTTACGGGAGCACTAGGTCTTGCCTCGTATGTTAGAGGTTTCCAGTTGCTTATTATCAATGCTGTATTAGTTGTTGTTGAATAACTAGGTCCACCTTCAACAAATAAGTTATTGTTAGTTGTCAATGGAGTAGAGTGAACATAAGGTACCCATCCTAACAGGGTTAGGGGAGTGACACTAGGTGTACCGTTAATTCTAATACCTGTAATTCTTAAAGAGCCACCTAATCTATGACTTAAACTTAATTTATTTGTCAAACCATCAAATAAAGCCTCTGTATTTTGCAGATTTGATTGTGCTAGAATACCAGAGACTAACAAAC